CCGAGCTACCAGCCCCACGTCACTTTCACCTACGACGCCGAGACCGTCGACATCTCCAAGGTCGAGCCGTACCGCGGCCCGCTCATGTTCGGCGCGGAGGCGTTTGCCGAAATCGACGACGACTGGTCGAGCGACGTAGAGGAGAAATCACGTGCCGCACCAATTCTGGGATTTGGACCGATGACCGACCTCTTCGTTGCGCCCTTCGAGGTGAAGGCCGCGGCCGGATCCGCCGACACGGGCGAATTCGAGGGCTACGGCGCCATGTTCGGCAACGTGGACTGGCACGGCGACGTCATCGTGCCGGGCGCGTTCACGGCGGGCCTCGCGGAGGCGAAGGCGGCGGGCCGGAAGGTCGCCATGCACCTCAACCACGGCCTCCCGGCCCTCGGCGGCAAGCGCGGCATCGGCTCGTGGGACTTCGTCGGCGAGGACAGTCAGGGCCTCCACGGGACGGGCCGCGTCGCCGGCATGAACACCGAGACCGGCCGCTACATCCACGCGGGCATCCGCGACGGCGCGCTCACCGGCCTCTCCATCGGCTTCTCGGTCCGCCCGAACGGGGCCGAGTTCGGCACCAAGGCGGCCGCCATCGCTACCGGCGCCCGCCGACTGCTGAAGGACGTGGCGCTCGAGGAGATCAGCATCGTCGATACCCCGTCGAATGCGCAGAGCCTCGTCCTGCAGGTCAAGGCGCAGGGCATCATGTTCGACCAGGACCGCGCGCGCGCCGGTATCTCGGCGCTGATGGCGCTGCACCAGCGCGCCATGACGGGCCACGCGGCGCCGACCGCGGCGGATCGGGCCGAGTTCCTCTCTCATCTCCAGGATCTGCAGGACGCCGTCGGCGGCCCGGCCCTGGAAGGCGGCACCAAGTCGGCGCCGTCAACCGTTCGTGAGTTCGAGAAGACCCTGCGGGATGCGGGCTTCACGGTCTCACAGGCTCGCGACATCGCCGCCGCGGGCTTCACGAAGACGCTGGCTCGGGACGAGCCGGGCGGTCAGGCGACACCACCCGAGGTCAAGGCGGCCTTCAACGAATTCATGGCCGCTCTGAGCTAATTCAAAACCCGAGAAAGCGAGAAATCTGATGCGTACCCTCCTGCTGCTCGCGGGCCTGATCCCGCACGTCCTGTTCGCACCCGATACCGGTGCGGGCGCTGCCGGCGGCCAGAATGCCGGTGCCGGCGAGGCCGAGTTCAAGGCCGCGACCGAGGCCCTGAAGGGCAAGTTCGACGAGGTCTCCAAGCTCGCCGAGAAGGTCGAGAAGGAGATGAAGGCCGGCGGCACCATGGCCGAGGAGACCAAGGCGGCCGTCGACAAGGCGCTGGGCGAGCTCGGCGGCAAGATGAAGTCGTTCGACGAGCGCATGGCCGAGGTCGAGCAGAAGGCCGCGCGCCGCGGCGGCGCTGCCGAGCAGATCGAGATGAAGACCCTCGGTCAGCACCTCGTCGACTCCGACGGCTTCAAGAAGGTCGCCGAGCAGGGCTCGCAGTTCCACGGCTCGATCCGCGCCCAGGTCGAGACCAAGGCCATGCTGACGGTGCCGGGCGTCACCGGCGCCACCACCTCGCTCAGCAACTCGCTGATCGCGGCCGACAAGGTGGGCATCGTCAATCTGCCGGACCGCACGCTGCGGGTGCGCGACCTCATCACCCCGGGCCAGACCAGCAGCAACGCGATCGAATACCCGGTCGAGACGGTGTTCACGAACAACGCCGCCCCGGTCGCGGAGGGCGCCCGCAAGCCGGAGTCGACGCTCGCCTTCGATATGCGCAACACCGGCGTGAAGACGATCGCCCACATCTTCAAGGGTTCGCGTCAGCTCCTGGACGATGCGGTCGGCCTCGTCTCCTACATCGACGGCCGCGCCCGCTACGGCCTGCGCTTCGCCGAGGAGGCGCAGTTCCTCTACGGCAACGGCACGGGCCAGAACCTGCTCGGCGTCATCCCGCAGGCCAGCGCCTACGACCCGGCGTTCACCGCGACCGCGGAGACCCCGATTGATCGCCTCCGCCTCGCCATCCTGCAGGCCACCCTGGCGCTCTACCCGGCCACCGGCATCGTCCTCAACGACACCGACTGGGCCCGGATCGAGATGACCAAGGACACGCAGGGTCGCTACATCATCGGCAACCCGCAGGGCCAGATCAGCCCGACCCTCTGGGGCCTGCCGGTGGCCACCACCCTCGCGATGACGCCCAACCAGTTCGTCGTCGGCGCCTGGCGTCTCGGCGCGCAGATCTTCGACCGCATGGCGATCGAGGTGCTGCTCTCCACCGAGAACGAGGACGACTTCGTGCGGAACATGATCACGATCCGCGCCGAGGAGCGGCTCGCCCTCGCGGTCTACCGGCCGCAGGCGTTCGTCCAGGGCAACCTCGTCACCCCGTCCTGATCCGAGGCGACGAAGCCTTCGGGTTGAAAGAACGGCCGGCGCGCGCAGATGCGCCGGCCACCTCACGGGGCGAACCATCCAGAGGCATCCATGCCCATCGAAGTCACCGACAAGCGCACGCGCCCCTCGTCGATCTCCACCGGAACCTCGGTGCAGCCGGCCGGCGATGCCGACCACGTGCTGGTGCAGCCGCTGACCACCTACCTCGAGGGCAGCGAGCACAAGGGACCGCACAGCGAGCCTTATGCCGTACCGCGGCATCACGCGAACGAGCTCAAGGGCCATGGCATCGCCAAGATCCTCGAGCCGAAGACGCCTGCCGTGGCGCCGGTCGATCCGGATGTGGTCGACGAGGAAGACGTGGCTGACGTCGAGGACGAGGATGAGGTCGAGGTGCCCGACGACACCTCCCGGGCGCCCGACCCCGACCAGACCACCGCGTCGACCGTGCCGGCTCTGCCCGGCGCCGAGCCCATCCGCCCCGCGCCGGGCCCGGTGCCCCCCGCCGCAGTCTCCGATGCTCCGCAGCCCGCCCGCCGCGGCCGCGGTCGCCCGGCCGGCCGCAAGGGCTGGCAACCAAGCGTCGTCACGGTCCTGCGCTGAGCCGCCGACCGCTACGCCCGCCCGCAGAACGGAGATGCACGAATGACTCAGATTTCCGGCGGAGCGGTGCGAACGGCTCAGCGGCCCATGCCCGCCGTTGGCGCGGCCGATGTGATCCGCGACCTCGACCTCAACAAATACCTCTTCTGGGCGGACACGAATTGGGTTGATCCCACGGGCGCCGCGGTCGCGACCTCGCCCTTCGTACAATCCCCGCCCGTGCTCGGCCCTGCCCAGGTCGGAACCGCCTTCACGTGCCCGAGCGGTTCATGGGCCGGCTTCCCGGTGCCGACGTTCGCCTACCAGTGGAACCGAGACGGCAGCCCGATCTCAGGCGCCACCTCGGCGTCCTACACGCCTGTCGTCGGCGACGCCCAGCGCTCGCTGTCCTGCAAGGTGACGGCTTCCAACTCCGCCGGCGCGCAGACCTACGAGACCGCGCCTGCTCGAGTCGCTCCGCAGGCAGCCCTGCTGACCGTCACGCCGTCTGCGTTCCAGGCGGGAGCCGCCCCCGGCACGGTCGTCGCGGCCATCCAGAACGTGGCTGCCGGCACGACCTACCGTTTGGCCTCCAACAACGGCCTGTTTCGCCTCTCGGACGACGGCACCTCGGTCGTCACCGGCAATTTCAAGACAGGCCCCGGCGACTACGGCTTGGTGATGATCGCCACGCCGGCGGGCGGCGGCTCGTCGAGCCAGATCGCTTTCATCGTCACGGCATCAGCCACGGCGTCCGCTTCCACGGGCGGAACCCTCGACTTCTCAAATCCCGCCAACAGCGGGCACGTCCCCGGCGCCTGAGCCGACCCGTAGGAGCATCACCATGTTCAAGCGCTTCCACGCGGCTCTCGCCGCGCTCTCCCTGCTCGCGATCGTCCCCGGTGCCGCCTTGGCGGACTATGTCGTGAAGGACGGCAACGGTGCCAACGTCACGATCAAGAGCCGCGATGTCGGCGGTGGCGTGAACGCACCTCAGTTCGATGGCGTGATCAGCTATCCGGCCACGGATCGCAGCGGCACGCTGACCACGGCGAACACGGCGCAGACCCTGGTGCCCGCGAACACCGCACGGCGCGGCCTCGCCATCCAGAACCATGCCGCGCCGACCTCGGCCTACTCGCAGGCGACCAGCGTGTTCATGAACTGCCAGGGGACGGCGACCGTCGGCGGGGTGAGCAGCCTCGAGATCCCGGCGGGCGCTCTCTACGAGACGCCGAGCCATCACGTCGGGACGGGGGCCTGCAGCTTCGTCAGCGGCACGGCGGCCACGCCCGTCTACGTCCGCGAGTTCTGAGCCTCGCCTCATCTGGCGCCCCTGACACCGTGAGGCTCCCATGTTGAAGCTCGCAAGGCTGCTGCTCGCCCTCTTCGTCGCCACGACCGGCAGCCTTGCGCCCGCTCAGGCGCGGATGGGGTTCGACAATTACGGCAGCGGTCGTCTGACCATGCCGAGCGCGAGAGGGTTGGCGAACCGCTACATCCCCTCCGCTGCTCTCTGGACGCCGGCCGCGTTCGGATCCGCCCGGGTTGTAGACTTCGCCCGGCAGGCAAACGGCTCCTATGTCGACCTGGCAGGCAGCGGGCACACCTTCACGGGCCCCGACGCCAATGGGCAGTACGCGACGGACGCGGGCTGGACCTTGGCGCAGCCCTTCACCGTCATCGACATCTTCGACAACGCCGCGAGCCCGAACCCGTACCAGATCTCTTTTGCGGGAGACGCCAGCCCTGGCGCCAGCGGGTCACGGGCGATCGTCTTCGAGCGCTTCAACGGTGGCGCTCCGCAGCTACTCGGTGGCTCCGGCAACGCGTCCTTCGGCACCACCCTCAGCGCCAGCGCGTCGCACACGCTGGTCGCCACCTTCAACGGCGCAAGCTCCTTCGGGGCAATCGACGGCGTCCAGTACAGCGGGCTCAGCACCGGCACCTCCGGCATCACCAACGGCTTCCGCACGGGCGGTGGCGACAGCGGCAGTTTCTACAACGGCACGCTGAAGCGCCGCATCGTCGTGCAGGGCGTCATCTCGGCGGACGATGAGCGGCGCGTCGAGGGCTTCGGCGCGTACAACGGCGGCGGGCCGCTGCTGGTCTCCCACCCCTTCTACTCGTCCGCTCCGATCCTCGGCGCCGCCATCCCGGCCGTAAGGGGCACCACGGTCGCGCAGATCGCGCCCGGTTCCAATGTGGCCCGGCTCGGCTCCTACTCGGGATATGCCGCAACGAACCCCGACGGCTCATCCGCCATCCCGCCGACGCCGGCACTGTTCGGCAAGCCGGTCACGACGCACAAGGTCTTCAGCAGCAACAGCGCGCAGGCGTGGTCCGGCTCGACCGCCAACGGCGAGACCGTCGAGAGCTCGATCACCTACGCGCTGTCGTTGCTGAAAGGGCGCGGCCTCCAGATCAACCTGACCATCGCGCTCGCCACGGGATCAGGCCCTTACTACCAGTTCCCCGGCATGGCCCTGACCGACGTCGCGTCGGGTGCCGCCGACACCATGTTCGCCAACGTCGCGCACTACCTGATCGACAACGGGTTCGCGAACGACCCGACGAAGCCAGTCCTGGTGGCCTACGCACAGGAGCAGAACGGCAACGGCTTCCCGTGGGCGTCCGACGGCTCGGCGCTCTGGAACACTCGATATATCGCCGCGGCGCGGCGCCAGCACGACGTCATGGCCCCGATCTTTGCGGCGGCCGGCAAGCCGGTCATGTTCGGGATGGCCTGGAACAAGGGCAAGCCCGACCTGCCGTGGCAGGATCTCGCCGCGAACTACGTCGGCGACGCCTACTGCGACTTCGTCGGGATGGACACCTACGACGACGATGCGAATTACAACCTGCCGCAGGGTTATGCGGGCGCTACCGGCGGCAACACCGCACAGACCCCGGCACAGCGGTTCCAGACCAGCGTCATCGGTCTTCCCGACGGCTCGACGGGGCACCTGCTCGCCTGGCTCGACAACTTCGCGCGCACCCCCAACATGCGCGGCCCCGGCTTCATCGATGGCAAGGCGCTGCCGATCATTATGGGCGAGTGGGCGGCCGGTGGCCCTGCGTCAATTGCGGACAACGACAACACGCGCTCTCTGGCCCTGAAGCAGGCTTGGGCTGGCAACGATGATGGCACCTACGTCGCCGGCATGATGCAGTGGTTCAAGGACCACTTTGTCTATGCGCACTACTTCTACGACATCTTCGACAGCGGCCTCGGCTACACGGGCGCCGTGAAGTGGACGCCGGCCAACACCAACATGGCGACGGCGGGCTACGCCTCGACCACGGCGCAGCCGATCGGGACCGGGTCGAAGACCTACACCGTCGCGAGCGGCCTGCCCTTCCAGGTCGGGATGCCGCTGATCGTGCGCGACGACGCGGCGGCAAACAGCAACTACATCGAGGCGACCGTCTCGGCCTACTCCGGCTCAACGCTGGTCGTGAACGGCTTCGCCTCGGCAGGGTCCGGTTCTCCGTCCGCGGTCCACATTCTCACCCACCCGAACGCGGTGATGCCGAACAGCTACGCGGCGATCAAAGCCGCGCAGTGATCGCTCCGAACTGACCACGTGCCGGTAGATCGTATCTCGCATGAGCATCGTCACGCTCAGTGATCAGGTCGCTGGAAACTGAGGAGGCGAGTCGTGCATCGGATCACGAAGACGCTCACTCTGGCCGCTGCTCTTTTGTTGGGGCTGACGGCGCAATCAAACTACGACGCTTGGCACACCCCGGACGGCAAGGGCGTCATCGGGCAGATCATCTACTGCTCGACCGGCCAGCCGCGCGAGGCGGCGCCATGCGGAAGCCCCGAGGCGCCGCTGAATGCGCTGACGGTCCCGTTCGCCAGGGCCGCGAAGGCCTTTGCGCTCCCCGTCAGCACGACACCCCAGACCTATGTGATCGTGCAGCCTGCCGGCACCGCAGCGTATCGCGGCCTCAACCCATGCCCGGTCGACATCGCGATCTCCACGGTTACCGTCACCGAGCCCGTGACGACCGAGCCTGTCACGATGGGCGGGCAGACCGTACCGAATGTGCTGAGGGTGACCTCGCCCACGGCCAACGTGAACCAGTTCGAGGACACCTACTTCATGGCCCGCAGCGGGCGCGTGCTGGCGAGCTCGGCGAACCCAATGGGTGGGGCCGTCCGGTACGTCTCGATCATGGCGATCGCGGATCCTGGTGCAACGCCCTGTGCCTTCCGGCTGCACTACGGGGGCGGAAGCTGATGCGCCGCCTTGCAACCCTCGCGCTCTGCCTCGTCCTGGCGATCTCGCCGGTAGCCGCCGAGGATGAGAGCTCGCTCAGCATGGGGCAGGCCGCCCCGGATGGGCGCGGCATCTCGGCGACGACGATCAATTCGGCGGGTCACCTGGTTGTCACCTACACCGACGGGTCGATGGTCGACATCGGGCAGGTGTTGGGCGCGAAGGGAAACACCGGCGATGCAGGACCGCAAGGACAGCCTGGTGATGCTGGGCCAGCAGGCCCTGCAGGTGCAGACGGCGTCCCTGGCGCTCGCGGGGCAGATGGTGCTGCTGGCATTCGCGGCGCAGACGGCGTGGCTGGATCTCCTGGTCCCGCCGGCCCTGCAGGAATCGCCGGCCCAACGGGCGCGACGGGAGCAGCCGGCAAGGACGGCGCGACTGGTCCGAAGGGGGATACCGGAGCCGCTGGCCCGGCAGGGCCTCAAGGTGCTGTAGGAGCAAAGGGCGATGCCGGGCCGAAAGGTGACACCGGAGCAGCGGGCGCAACTGGCGCGCAAGGCGCTCGAGGAGATCAGGGCCTTCCGGGTGCGACTGGCGCTGCTGGAGCTTCGGGAGCCACCGGGCCTGCTGGCGCAATTGGTCCACAGGGGAGCCAGGGCGTTCCTGGACCGGTGGGAGCGACGGGAGCAGCGGGTGCTGTCGGTCCGCAGGGGCTGACCGGGGCGAAAGGAGACACGGGTGCAACAGGATCAACCGGCGCGACCGGCGCCAAGGGTGCGCAAGGCGATGTCGGCCCTGCTGGTGCAACTGGCCCGGCTGGACCCACCGGCCTCGCAGGCGCACAGGGCAGCGTTGGACCTGCAGGCCCTGTTGGACCCACAGGAGCGACCGGCGCCACGGGCGCGACCGGTGCGCAAGGCTCGACCGGCGCAGTCGGCGCCACCGGCGCCCAAGGCGCAACGGGTCCGCAAGGCCCCCAAGGGCTGACGGGCGCGACCGGGGCGACTGGCCCGAAGGGATCGACCTTCGTCTGCAACGCCACGATCGGCGAAACGATGCTGGTCTCGGTCTCGTCCGGCGTCCGATCCAAGGCCGGCGTCACCTGCTCGGGCGTTCTGACCACCGATGTGCTCGAGGTCTACCCAACGGCACCCGCCAGCCTGCCGGATGGCTACGCCGTGCACCATGCGCTGCCGACGGCGGCGAACACCTTCCGCGCCGTGCTCAGCGTCCCGCAGCTCGGGGTCGGCGCCTCCTACTCCATTCCCGTCGCGGTCTATGCGGTGAACCGATGATCCCCACCGTCGTCACCGCAGCCAAATCGCGCCGTCTCACGACGCTTGAGAATGTCCGCATCGACCTCGGCGGCATGCTGGGCGCGGTAGATGATCCGCGGGTGGACCGCTTCATCGACCAAGCATCTGCCACTGCCGCCACCTTCTGCCATCGCACGTTCGGCCGTCAGATCTACCGCGAGCGTATTGACCTCGGACCGCACTGGTCGAGCGAGGAGATCGTGCTGTCCGCCTCGCCCTTGAACCGGATCCTCAGCGTGACGCGCGACGGCATGCTGCTCGACTCCGGGCAGTACCTCGGCGATGGCTCCAGCATCGTCCGGTACGAGGGCGAGCACCGCTGCTGCTGGTACGGCCGCACGATGATCGTGGAGTACGAGGCCGGCTGGCTCCTGCCCGGCGAGGAGGTTGGCACCACCTTCACCGGCGAGGTGCCGCTTCCCGCCGACATCGAGAAGGCCGTGATCCAGTTGATCGGCGTCGCGATCTCCGAGGCCGGCCGCGACATGACGGTGAAGTCCGACACGGTCGAGGGCATCGGCAGCCGGCAGTATTACGTCCAGGGCGCCAGCGCCACGCTCCCGCATCCCGCGGCCGAGGCGGCGCTGATGCAGCACCAGGCACTCGTCCTCGTATGACGCCCGCCGACGCCATCCAGTCGATCGACCGGCAGATCGCGGCGCACGGGCAGACCGCTCTGCTCGAGCGCGCCAAGCCGGCATTCTCGGGCAACATCCCGGTCTTCCACCGCGGCTACCGGCCGGACGAGCTCTCCGGCGGAATCCAGCAGGGCGACAGCACCGCGATCCTGTCGCCGACCAATCTCGCCGTCGCCGGCGTGCCGAAGCGGCTCGACAAGCTCACGGTCGGCGGCCGCAAGCGCAACATCGAGGGGGTCGAGCCCGTCTACATGAACGACGTGCTGGTGCGCGTGAACCTCTGGCTGCAGGGCTGATGGCGGCCCGGCTCTCGGTCCGCCTCGACCCGATCGAGAAGGACATCGCGCTGATCCTTGATGAGCTCTCGCCGGAAGGGCAGGGCGCTCAGCTTCGGGCGTCGGCCGAGGAGGCGCTCCGGGATGGTCAGGAGACCAACCGCCAGGCGCTCGGCTACGTCCCGACGCACGACACCTTCGTGGACGGAGCCCAGCGCGCGGATCTCGGCGCGGTCACCGGCAACAGCATCGTCCTGTACGAGTTCCACCTGCTCGTCGACATCATCCAGTGGGTCGACGAGCAGCTCATCATCCACTCGCCGGTCGGCAGCACCCCGAAGTCGCCGGAGTATTCCAAGAGCCACGTGTGGTTCGCGGACGGGGTCGAATTCGACGATGTCGCCAACCCGCCGCCGGCGGAAGGGTACGTCGTCCTGAACGCCACACCCTACGCTCGGAAGATCGAGCGCGGGCTGTCCTCGCAGGCTCCGGAAGGCGTCTACCAGGGCGTCGCCACTCTGGCGAAGCGCCGGTTCGGCAACATCGCCTACGTCGGGTTCGGCTACCGGTCATTCCCGGGCGGCTCGGTCGGTAAGTGGGCACAGTCGGCGACGGCGGCAGCCCTGGCGCGGCGTGTCCGAGGCGGCCGGCCCGATCGGCACATGGATTGGCTCACGCGCCAGCCCGCCATCCTCATTGATCCGGGCAGGTAACGATGTCGTCCACCGTCAGGTTTGAAAGCGCCGCCTGCGACCCCGGCACTGAGAAGCAGGCTCCCATCGCCTCTGCCGGAGATGCGCACGCGATGGCACGTGAGGCCATGGTGCGCGCCCGCTCTGCGCTTCGGACCGCCACCATGGATCGACCCAAAGATCTCGAAGTCGGAGCCCGACAGTACGTGCTCGGCCGCCGAATCGCCGAACTGACCGAGGCGATCGGCGCCCTGGATCTGGCCACACAGTCGAAGGCGGGCGTCTAGCGCATGCCGCGCCACGAAGTCGTCAAGGCGGTCGAGGACCGGCTCGAGGCCCGCTGGGCATCGGCAGACGCGATCCTCGCGCGCGCCGCGCTCAACCTGCCCGGGTGCCCGTTCTTCGGCATCAACATCCAGGGCGACACGCCGGAGGACGGCAGCGTGTTCGGCGAGGTGCAGTTCCCCGTCGCCAACACCGTCCAGATGGACCTAGGCGCCACGTATTACCGCGAGGAAGGCACAATCCGCCTCATCGTGAACGCGGCCCGGCCCAACGGCCTGAACGATGGGCTGAAGCTGGTCGACATGCTGGCCGACCTCTTCCGCAGCAAGAAGTTCGAGGGGGTGCAGACCTTCGTGCCCTCGGGATCTGCGATCGACGACCGCAACGACAGCGGCAACTATTTCCCGATTTCGATCTCGATCCCGTTCCAATTCGATTTCCGCGATTTCTCTGAATTCAGAGATTGAGCGAATTCAAATCCCCGCGGGATGCGGGGCTTTTCAAGGCCCATGTTGGCCTAATCCCAGGAGACCGTCATGGGCGACATCACCACCGCAACCGGTGCGAAGATCTTCATCGGACCGCAGACGCCGGCCTCGACCGACACCGTCGCGGAATTCTCGGCGCTGACCCCCTACGTCGAGATCGGCCTCGTCGAGTCGCTGGGCGAGTTCGGCGACCAGTCGAGCGCCGTGAACTTCGCCTCGCTCAACGACGGGCGGCAGCGCAAGGCCAAGGGCATCCGCGACGCCGGCGACATGACGATCACCTGCGCCCACGACATCACCGATGCGGGTCAGCAGGCGCTGATCGCGGCCGAGGCCACACCGTTGAAGTATGCCTTCAAGGTCATTCTTCCGGATCAGCAGACCACCGGCGGCACCGGAACCACCCTCTACTTCCGAGGCCTCGTCATGTCGAAGCGGCTCAACGTCGGCGGCGCCGATAACGTGATCCGTCAGACCTACATGGTCGGCATCGACTCCGCCATCGCCGAGTCCCCGGCGACCTAGCGCGGCCACCGCCATCCTGCCCTCCAACCGTTTCCAGGTGACCAGTGAAAATCACGGCTCTCAAGGTGAACACCGCGCGCGCCGAGCGCGGGGATTGGGTCCCCGACATCCCGAACATGGGCGACGTGAAGCTGAAGGTGCGGGGCTTCTCCAACACCGACTTCACGGCGTTCATGGCCAAGCAGGTGGCGGCGGTCGGCCGTGACAAGCGCGTCGGCAACCGCGCCGGCGCGGCGCTGCTTCCGGGCGTGATCGACGAGATCATGGCGCGCGGCATGGTCGAGGCCATCCTCGTCGACTGGAAGGGCCTCACCGACGAGAACGACAAGCCGCTCCCCTACTCGAAGGAGATGGCGACCAAGTTCATCACCGATCCGGACTATCGACCCTTCCGCGACGCCGTCTCCTACGCGGCCGGCGTCGTCGAGGAGTTCGAGGCCGACAAGGTCGAGGGCGTGGTGGGAAACTCTGCGAGTGCCTCCGCTGGCACGTCACTTGGTCGCCGAAAGCGAAGCACCTAAAGCGGCTGGAGGATGAGGGCCGTCCGCTGCCGGCGGGCTACGTTGCTCGCCCGGCGCTTCTCTCGGGGGTCCAGTTCCTCTGGAACGCCTTCTGGGAATTGACGACGGACCGCGCCCTCGGCTTCGGAGGTGAAGGTCGGATCCCATCCATGGCGATCCGGTCGTTTGCAAAAGAGCACGGGATCACGGGCGATGGCTTCGCGTGGTTCTTGGCGGTCATCCGCGAGATGGACGCCGAATACCTCGGTATGAGGTCCCCGACACAGGGCCAGCTTATCGAGGAGATCAAGGTGACAGACGCGGCGGGCATCCGCGGCCTCTTGCACCGGCTGGCGAAGAAGCCGGCTACCCCTGCGACGGTTGCCCCGTCTGCGAGCTGATGCATCGGCTGCGTGCGAAGCGGCTGAAGTTGTTCAACTCCTTCGAGATGTCGTTGAGCGTGTCCTGCACCGCACCTCTGGCGGTCTCGCAGGCCTTGCTGCTCTCGAACTCCGCCGAGCCTGAGGTGAGCGCGCCCTGCGAGCTCACCGCGAACCAAAGCAGGATCCATTTCATGCCCGTCTCCCTGTCGGCCTGAACGGATTCGCACGGATCATCCATGGCCTCAATCGAAACCATTCGGCGCATCCGCGTCCAGCAGATCTCGGAAGGCGGCGATGCCGTCCGCCGTGACCTGCTGGCGACCGCGGAGGCACAGAAGCAGCTTGGTGACGCGAGCAACTCGGTTGCTGTCGTCACCGACATTGCCTCCAAGCGCCAGCTTTCGGCTGCGACGGCGTACCAGCGCGTGGCCGCATCCCTGGATCCGGCCGTCAGGGCGACCACCGCCTACGAGCGCGCGCTGAGCACGCTCGACCGCGCGATCGGTCAGGGTGTCATCGGCATCAGCGAATATGACCAGCGCCTGACGCAGTTGCAGCAGAAGTTCGGCTCGATCACTTCGGCGACCGCCGCTTTCGCGGCTGCCCAGAAGCAGGCGGCTCAGGCCGCGGTGAACAAGCAGACGATCGTGCCGGACCGCGGCGGTGACATCGCCGCCTACGGCAACAGCCTCGACGCCCTCCGCGCCAAATTCAGCCCGCTGTTCGCCGTCGAGCGCCAGTT